CCATCATCGTATTCTGAGAGATAAACATCTTTCAGGACAAGGCAGATACGTTCTTACCACCAGAAGCCGTAACCTTAGCAAACTCTATAGTGTCATTTTTTGCAACAACACTTTTAGAGAGGTTTATACCGACACCAATGCTCTCCATTATTTGGAGATACATTGTGGCCACTTTGTCCTCGAAGAGGACAATGTCATCACCTAAGATCTCGTACTGGTCATACCAGGTTTTGTAATTACTTACACCAACCCGGCAAGCCGCTACTTGAACTATAAAGTGATGGGTTAAATCCAACATTGCTCAGGAAGACAAGGCACCCATGGGTTGGCCGACACTATATCGGCACTCATGGACCTGCTTCTGATAACGTAGAACATAATCTCTCTCTACCAATAAGCTCCGTCAAGAATCCCCGAAACCCCGTCCAAAGATGGAGTTGAGGATAGAAACTTGTAGAGATATTGGAAGACGATCCGTGGCAGCAGAAAGATCATAACCAAAAGACTGGCCATGATACTTCGCCTTTTCCATGGCCCGCTTTACGGCGAGACCCTGGTTAAACGTGGCATCATTAGGCAAAGTCCGAAGGAATGAAAAGATGCTCTCGTGGAGGGGCTTCAGGGCATTTTGTGTCCAGAAGTCAACCAACGCGAAAACACGCAACTTTCCAGCTGCCTCCTCCTTTATGGAAAGCTGACCCAAGGGTCCTGATACGTTACTTCCCAATTTTTGGGGATGACGTATCACTGACCGAAGGTTAGTCTCGTCTAATTGCTTAGCAATAGACAAGAGATCCATAACGGAGAAGAACTTCAAAGTCTTCATCAATTCCGTGTAAATAGCGGGATGATAATCCTTTATGTGATAATAATCCCATAAAAGATTTGTCCAACTAACGGAGGATGTAGAGGATGCAGTTTCTAAGAATGTTACACCTGAGAACTTACGAACTCGAAACTCCCCTTTCCGGAAGCGGGCGAAATTCGCCAACTCCCAAGAAAGACGAGATAGAGAAACGAGGTCCCCAGAGTATAAATCTGTAATTGTCGAGAGTTTGAGAGTTCCTGGAATCGATATGACTCTGTAAAGAGAAAATATCGTCAATCACCATCTACGAATAGATGGTGAACCAGCAACAATCCCACGACGGTCTCCCACTGGAATAATCCGTGGAAGGCCATTGATGAGTCTCGGCAAAGGCAGATCTGGTTCTATGTCTCTCAATGAGGAGACGGAAGAACCAGCAATCTTTTTTTGCATTGCCAATTGACAGCTTTTTAAGTATTTTACCACATACTCCCCACCATGCTTTTTACGCATTATGAGGAGGTATGTACCAAAATTACTTAATTGGCGAAGGCGTCCAGTGAACTTAACTTTTGAGGGAATGCAGGCGGAGAGCAATCTCCACCCCAAACTCTTCAAGAGCCTAGGTAATTCAATAGAATTACCCAGCGATACCAGT